TCAGCTTTAAAGTTATTACCTACTGTAAGTTCATTTAATAACTGTGTTATAGCATCCATTAATCTATAGTGTAAATTATATTCTCTTAATGTTTCAGGTTTAATTTTAAATTTTTTATCTAGTTCATTCCTCATTTCTATAAGAGATTCTTTTACAAACATATTCCTTAAATCTTTATCTATCTCTATTTTCATTTAGTATATCCTTGATCACTTTTTAAAAAAATACTTTTTCTACTTAGTATCCATGCTTTAGGTATATGTATTCTGGCATTACTAAATGGTTTGCTATATGTTGAACCAATACAAATAGCTTTATCATCTTCAGCTATTAAAAATCCTACAGTAATACATTTAGCAAGATCAGGTTTTTTTATTTCATCCCAATCAGCATCTGCTTGAGCATCATGCCATTCAATTATTAATATAGTGTCAGTATCAATTTTTAATTTCTTGTTTTTCTTAATCACTTGGTATCTCCACAGGATCTATAGTTTCTTTAGGTACTCTAAAAAACTTTTCACCTTTCCATACATACTTATTAGGAACTTCAACAAGAGGTGTTTCAGCCAATGTATCCCCTTGAATAAGATAACCATAGGTTTGGTCAGCATTAAGGACGAGAAAACAGATCGGAAGATTGTACTTATCTTTGTTAAGAAACTTAGCTTTTCTCCCTGGTATTTGGATGTGAGCATATTGAAAATCTTTTCCTTTCCAAGGTCTTTTAATTTCGACTTCACAATAAAAATCTCCTATAGAATATTCACTACCACCAACAGGTGTAACTATTAGATCAGGGCCATATCTATCTATGTTATCTACTACATGATAACCTTTAGCTTTCCAGTATCTTTTACCTGCATCTCTTGCAAGTTTATCAAACTCTTCAAATAATTTTCTATCAAATTTTTTAAACATAATTTATCCTTGACAAGAAATACATTCTTCTGCATCTTTCAAAGCATCTCTTGGAATTTGAGTACCTACTCTATCAGCTTGATTAGCTGCACTTGTTCTTAAATAGTATAGTCCTTTTAAGTTAGCTTTCCAAGCCCTTACATGTACAGAGTTTACATAACTTTTATCACTACCAGCAGGAAAGAATAAATTAACTGACTGTCCTTGACATATAAATGTTTGTCTATCTGAAGCATGTTCTATAACCCATTCTTGATTTAATTCAAAAGCTGTTTTAAATATAGATTTTTCATAGTCATTTAAAAAAGAACAATGCTGTACTGATCCTTCATTACTAATAATAGATTTCCACATTTCATCTGTATTTTTATAATACTTTAATAAAACTTTTTCTAAATATTTATTTTTAATTAAGTGTGATCCTGCCCTAGTTCTATGCACATAAGCATTAGACTTAACAGGTTCAATACTAGGGGTACATCCACATATAATAGAGCTATTAGCATTAGGTGCAATAGCTAGTAAGTGTGCATTACGTTTACCTGAACCTTTCATATCATCAGGTTCACCTTTTTGTTTAGCTAACAATCTAGTTTCTTCTAAAGCTTCCATCTTAATAGTTCTAAAAATACGTTTATTAATACCCTTTGCAATAGGACTTTCAAAAGGTATATTCATTTTTTGTAAGTAACCATGAAAACCCATAGCACCTAGTCCTAAAGATCGTTCAGCTATAGCACTACGTTTAGCTTTATCTAATTCATCAGGAGCATTATCAATAAACTTTTGTAACACATTATCTAAGAATCTAGTTAGATCCCTAATCATATTAGTATTTTTCCACTCATCATACTTTTCTAAATTAACACTAGATAAGCAACATACAGCAGTACGTTTTTCATTAGTAGCTAAATGTATTTCATTACATAAATTACTACCATGTATTTTTAAACCTAACTTCTTTTGTTCTTCAGGTAAATATTTATTAGCTGTATCTATAAAGTTTACATAAGGAGAACCAGTTCTAAATCTAGCTTCTAATATACGTTGCCATAAATCCCTAGCTAATATACTATCTCTTACAACTTGTGTATCTGGATCTTTTAATTCCCAAATAGTATTAGACTCTACAGCTTGCATAAACTTATCTGTTACGTTAACAGCATTAAATAAATTAAAACATTTACGATTAGAATCACCACCAGTAGGTAACTTAAAGTTAATAAACTCCACAATATCTGGGTGAGACACATCTATATAAGCTGCATAACTACCCTTTCTAGTTTTACCTTGCTTATAAGCTGTCATTTGAGAATCAACAACTTTTAAAAAGGGGATCGGCCCTGGTGCTTTGTCACCGACAGCCCTCACATCTGACCAATGACCACCGACCCCACCACCTTTAACAGATAACCATGCTACTTCAGAGTTGTGAGATATTAAATCTTGTAATGTATCACCTACATAAGTTAAGAAACAAGATATAGGTAAAGCTTTCCATTTCTTACCTATGTTAGGTGCATTACTAAGAACAGGACTAGCAAACATAAACCATCTTTTACTAGCATAATCATATATACGTTGTGCAAAATCTAAATCATCTTCACAATATGCAACAGATGCTCTAGCAAAAGCTTCTTGAGGAGACGTCTCATGTTCAAGCATATAATAATCTTTTAATAATTCTTTAGCTTGTTTAGATAAATCTGTATCTCTTGTATAACAAATATTAATACCACAATATTTAATAGTATCCATTAGTAAATCCCTTTATTGCTCTCTAATAAATCAATTATTTTTTCTAAATACCATTTAGCTTTTTTTGCATCCTCTAATGCTTTGCCTTTATGCCACATTCTTAATACATATTTAATTACATTACCTTGTGAGTAACCTATTTGAGTTGTAGGTGCTTCATCTATAGCATCATCTATAACTTCAATAGTTTCATACTTACCTTTATTATAATGGGGAGGATGATTAACTAAATCAATCTCTTTATTATAAGAAGGAGCTAAATCTTGATTTGCTTTATTCCAATTATATAATTCATCTTGTAGTTTCATGCATTACCTACAGTCTTAGTCCATGAAGATAAATTATATAAAGTTTTATTTTTATCTTTAGCTATCTTATTAAAATCTGATTCAGATATTTTATCCATTTCATCTGCTACTCTTTTAGCAAACTCAGTATTAGTATTTAATAAATTAAAACAAGTTATTAATGCATACATAACATCTTTAAGTTCATCTTGTTCTATATCTTTTAATTTTTCTTGAGGCATTACTATAGCATTAACATCTACTGTATGATTCCATTTATTATTTTTAAAGTTAGGTTTTAAAACTATAGCTATATCATCATTTATTAAACTATCATCACTAATACTTTTTTCTTCTACATAATCATCTAACATAATTTTTTTCCTTTAAAGGGTATAAAAGTTTGTTTAATTTTTATTTGTTCTTTTTCATTAAGCCACTCTATTGGAATTTTTTTTGTTGAATATAAAAAGTTATGTTTCTCACACCAACTAGCATATGTTGATTTAGATTTTTTACTTAGCTTAGATCTACAATTAGTAAATACAAATCTAATATCTAACTCAGGATGTTGCTTCTTTATAAGAATATGTTTTCTTCTATCTTGTGCTGTGAATAAACCTTTAGTTTCTATAATAATTCCATTGGGCAATAAAAAATCAGGTGTATATTTTCTGTAAGCTAAGTCCTCCCATTCTATTTTTATTGGTTCATATTTAACAACTACATTATTAGATAGTAATTGATCTTTAACCATTACTTCTAAACCACTTCTAAATCCTCTATTTATTTTTTTTCTACTATACATTAGTAAGTTCTGTATAACATACCATTGGAGGCTCTTGTGCTTGTGATACTACTGATGGTCTTTCTTTTAAGTTAGGCCAACAACTATGTCTATAAGAACAAAAAGAACATTCAATACCTAGCTTCCTATTACCACTAGGTTTTTTTCTATATGTTTCAGGCACATCTTCATAGCATCTTCTAAATTTATTTGTTTCTAAATCTTTAATAAGTTGTTTAGTTTTAACAACAAATTTATTTGTATCTATTTTTCCATTACTAGATACATGTTTAAAATGTCCTGTAGCTTTGTTAATTACCCACCAGCCATTAGGTTTTTTGCCCATAGCTTTAGCATAACCTGCTAATTGAGCTACATAACCAAAGCTATCTTTATCTGCAAGAGTTTCATAATCTTTAAATTTATTTTGATATGACCAAGGACTAGCAGATTTAATATCATCAACCATATCATCTATAATAATATCAGGAGTACCCTTGATCTCACCTGAATCTCCAAGATCAAGGGTTACATGCTCTCCATCTTTGTAACTTACACCTGCTGCTTTTAATAAACCTTTAAAGATAGCTTCAACTATATCTCCTAACATCATATTAATAACAAAGTTAGTTGTTGGTGCTATAGCTTTCTCAGGTTCATTCTTATCAAACCAAAGTTGACAATAACTTCTACCAATATTAGACATTCTTAATCTAAATTTAGTATCTCTTTTATCAACAAATTGTTTGATAAGTGCAGTACGAACATCACTTGTAATCTGATCTATAATCTCTTCAGATAAAATAGAGTCAGCATCTTTTACTTTACTTAAGTATTGATGTACTGCAAGCTCAGTAGGGTTATTCATTATGCAGCTTCTTCTATATCAACAAACTCATCTACTACGTTTTTAACATCTTTATCTGCTTTACCTTTTATAATATCTTCATGAGTACCTATTACCCAATCATTATAATTCTTTAACCACTCATTAAAATCTGCAAAAGTTTCTTGATCTTTTGTTTCTAACTCAATAACTTTAGGTACTAACTCTACTGTAGGTAAATAATATTTAGCACCAGTAGGTATTGTCCTTTCTTCTGTACCTAACTGTAAAAAATGTTGAGGTAGTATTCTATTTTGTTTTGCCATTTGTCCAATAGGTGTACCCATTATTTTAAAAGCATCACGATTATCTACTTCCCAAATAAAAGGTATAGCTTCTTGAGGATCTACATCAAGACCTTTTTCATCTACTGCATTATCAAATGTAACTTCTCCTAAAAGAACTCTAACTCTTTTAATGCTTTTAATTAAATCTTTTGTTGCTTGAGGTAAGCTTTGATAGTCATCAATCCAACCACTAGATTTACCACAATTAAAACCACCATCAGTATCCCTAAGATCAGACTTTAAATCATTAGCCATAACAGTTTTAACGTATCTGTTTTTAGTATCCCCATTACCTTGTACAAATTTCTTATACATAAACTTTTGATTAAACAATCTGATCTTGGGATTAGTTTGATAGATTTTTTCTCCATCAGAAAGTTGTAATACATAACTACCTGCATCAACAACTTCTACTTTTTTTGTTTTACCTTTAATAACAGTCTCACCTAATACACCTGCATGATCTATTTTAAGTCTAGCTAATGTACTGCCTTGTTTTTTTACAGCTATATCTGCTGACATACCCATTGCTTCTGCTAATTGATTAAAATTATTTTGATTTGTTAATGTTAAGTCTGACATATGTTTGTAACTCCTTATATATTTTCCTGGTCTAGCCAGTTGTTACCTATTTTTGCGTCTAATATTAATGGCACATTAAAATCTACATACCATTTCTCTTTAATTAAAGGTACTAAATTACCTTCTATCTCTTTTATAATAGCATATATTTTAGATACTTCACTAGGGAATACATCTATTACTATACTATCGTGTACTGTATTTACAATTACACTACGTAAGTCCTTAAGTTTCTTATAAAATTCTACTAATACAAGTGGTACTATGTCAGCCGTGGCTAATGATTGTACAGGATAGTTTTTTATTTGTGTAAAGTAAGTTACTGATCCATCTTTTTTTCTTTCTACATTAGGAAATGAAAAACGTCTACCAGTAAAAGAATTAAGATAACCATCACGTAAAATAGATTTAGCTAAACACTTATGCCAATTAGCAATACCTTTATACTTCTCTAAAAAATGTTCATAGTATCTAGCTTCAGCTTTAGTCCTACCATAACCTGATGCTCCATACAAAGGTGCAAACGTATGTGCTTTAGCTACTTGTCTAGTAGTAGGTTGTCCTGCATCACTAATAACTTTAGCAGTATAAGCATGTACATCAAACCCTTCAGTTACTTCTTTAATAGCTACAGGATCTTGACTTAGAAATGCAGCAACTCTAAATTCTAATTGTGCAAAGTCAGCCTCTAATATTTTTCCATTATTAAATCTAGATACAAATACTTTTTTAACAGGAAACGTAGAACCTCTAGGCATATTTTGCATATTAGGATTAGCACCACTAAATCTACCTGTAGCAGTTACGTGTTGATTAAGTCTTACATGTAACTTGCTATCATCTTTAATAAAGTTTTGAATACCATCTACAAAGTTTGATAAATAACTATTAATAGCTGATAATCTTTTAAGTCTACCTAAAAATATTTTAGCTTCTTTCATATCTTTAGTAGATGCAGATGCCTCTAATAATTCTAGATTACCTTTACTTGTACCAAATCCATTAGCAGATGCCCACTTAGCAGATGGTGGATTAAATTTTAAACCTGCAATATCTTTAGTATCTTTATATACAAGTCCATTAATACATGATGGACATGTAGTAGATCGTTTATATAACAAACCATTCTTTTTAGTTTTATAAAAATGACCTTTACCTTTACATGAAGAACATTGCTCTGCTTTAGTTTTGTATAAAGTTTTAAAGTGTATAGATACTAACTTTCTAAATTCAGGTTTAGGTGTGTATTGATTTAATGTAGATAAATTACCCCATGCTTTTTTATCAATTAGTTTTCTGCTAAACAAAACCCAAGACAATTGTTCAGGGCTACTTAAATTAATATTAGTATCACCCATTAAATGTTTACAGTATGAATTTAAATCTTTTTCTAAACTATTCTTTTCTTGTATAAAATCTTTACGAACTTCATCTAACTTAGCTGTATCAATTTTAAATCCTGATTGATACATACGAGCTAGTACAACAGTAACTTCATTTGTTAGTTGTATTGTTGGTGGATATATGCTACCCTTTAGTCTTTTAAGTTGGTTTTCATACACGTCTTTTGTTGCACCAAGATCATGTTTTAAATAAGTTTCAAGCTCTAGTCTAGGTATTTCTCTTGTACTATATCCTTTTTTAAAATACTCTTTAAGTGTGTCATCTTTCTGTGTATTACATTTGTATCTTTCAGCAACAGCTTTAAGTCCTAGTGGTGCTGTAATACCAGCTTGTAATATATATTCAGCAAGCATAGTATCAAACACTTTACCTTCATATGTAAAACCACTTTCCCATAACCATAGTAAGTCATGAGATATATTGTGACCTATAAGTAATGTTGTTTTATCTAAGTAATCTTGTATAGCAAATTTATTAGATATAAGATCATCATCTCTATTAGTATCCATGTGGTCGAAAATATAAGTGGATGGATCTTTAGCAGCCAATGACTGAACACCAACCATAACCAAAGTATTTTCCCTCTCGAATGGATCAAGGTGTAACTTATTGTTTCTAGTTGTTGTTGTATTTTCAACATCTAATATTAATTCCATATGTTATCTTTCTTATTAAGATGAGTATTCACCTGTAGTGTAATCAAATTCACAATTTACAATTCTATGTACACCTGATATTTTATTCTTTACTATATTTAAATACCTCATACCATCATCTTCTGTTTGATCATTCATTGGTGGATTCCTAGCTATTAAAATCATTAAGTCTGATTCACCAGCTAATCCTGTCTTACTACCTTCTATCATTGCTTGACTTAATACTATCTTACCTTCAGCTTCTGCTGATAATTGTGTACAGTAAACAACTAAACATCCATATGTTTTACCAATATTCCTAGCATATATTGCATTAGCTTTTAATGCCTCATGATTATTAGTAGATGCACCTTCTTCTGAAAACTTACTACCTATGTCCATGATTACAATATCAGGTGTAAACTTTTTAATAACTGACTCTGCCCAACTCATTGTTCTACCTGTTGCATCTATAAATTTAATATTATTTTTTATAGAATCGTATATAGAATGAGCTTGTGTTTTATTATTTGTAATTTGTTCTATTGTCATACCTGTAGCAGCAGTCATATATCTAGCAGCTATACGTTCAGGCTTCTCTTCATTGCATAATACTAATATGTTTGCACCTTGAGATGCCCAACCATTAGGTGATGCACATAATGTAGCATGAAAGCTAGACTTACCTACATTAGATCTTGCACCTATAGTACATAGCATACCACTATCAAGTCCTTGAACTGCTTGATGTAATGATCTAATATTAAAAGCCCATCTACTATTAGATAAATTACTTTCTAATAAATAATCAATAGTGTTATTTATTACGTCTACTTTTATAGATGGTATAAAATTATCTTGATGTGAGGTTATAATATCTCTTAGTGGTTCTAAACTTTCTACATCACCATTTACATATTGAAAACCTAAGTTAGCAATTAACTCACCAAGGTATTGTCTATACATAATACTTATTAAATCTTCAGCTACATCAGATTTAATTGCTGAAGTATTTTTTAATGCAGTAAAATGTAAATCATATTGATGTTTTTGTGAGGTAGTTAATGTAGGATTCTGTAAAAAAAATAAGGATCTAACTTCATCTAAAGTTAAATCCCTATCATATTTATCTATAGCTTTATCTATTACATTTTTTATTTTTCTTAAATCTTTAGTAAAAAAATTATCTGGGTATGTCTTACCTTTTTTTTCTATATAAAATTGTTTATTTAATAAACTTTTTATGAGGGAAAGTTCCATTAAAATCCTTTATAGTATTAGTTAAAAATAATATATCTTCATCCTTTCTATATTTTATATCATCTAAAAGTTTAAGTGCTATTGCTTGCACATTATTTGCTTTTAATATTTTTGTATACTCTATAGTTTTAGCTGCTGCATCAGGATCAAGTGCAACTATTACACGTTTAAAATTTCTCAATGCTTGAATATGATTTGCATTAAGTGACGTACCTAATATGGCTACACCAGTAGCACCTAATGTTTCTACGACACATGCACTAATAACATCTTCAACTACAATAGCTAATTGATGTTGACCTCTAATAAAACCTTCAGCATATGTACCATATCGTTTCCATTTAGGTACAACACTATCATCAAGTGCTCTACCTACAGCATCAACTATTGCTCCATTATCTTGTACAGAAAATACAATTCGATCTTCTTTAATATCATAATATAAATCTAAGTCTGCTGCCCAAAGTCCATAGCTATCACAAAATTCATATATTAATGCATCATTTGAATTACCATCATAACCTGTGTAAGGAACTAAATATTCAGGCATTACAAATACTTCAGGTAGTTTTACATTAACATCATTAGTATCTTTATCTATTTTAAATTCTTTCATGCGTTTCCTTATTTCATCAACTGACATATGTATATTTGTAACACCTGCTATCTTACAAGAATTAGCATAACAATTCCATAATAACTTTCCTGCATTATT